ACAATTCTGAGGCACTAGGAATATAACCAGCACGAACAAATTTGTTGACATGCTTCTTGATGTGCATGGAACAAGTAGCACTAGTAGAAGTATCGCCCTTAGGAAATTTACAGAAAGGAATCAGAAGTTTTGCTGCCTGAGACAATAGACGAGCACGCTTAGGAACTACCAACGATGCTTTGTGTCTTAGGAAGCGATACTTATTGTTATGGATAGGTGTTCCAGGAACAACCACATGATCAAGAGGATACTGTTGTGCTGTTGGAGATATCTCTTTGTACAGAGTATGAGGAGCAACAATTACATCCTGATTCATAATCTCTGGGAAGAGATACAGTACTGTATTAGGTTTGTAGTAAAGGTTTCCACCAAACCCAATGAAGTCTGCTTGATAAATTCCACGACATGTACGAGGAAGTGCATAGAAACATGCAGTTAGTATCTGAGCAACGTTACCTGTGTGGTTCTTGACAATATCAGAAACACTATAATTGATTAGGACTTTCTTCTTATTGAATACACTCTTAGTGCCAACAAACCACTTACCTTCATTGTATCCAAACACAATGGCAGGAGCACCGTCCCACTTAGTAGTGACCTTATCAAAATTCACCATAGAATCCAAGACATCATAAGGGTTCACCCCGTTGAGGATGTTGTCTTCTGGATGCTCTAGGTGTTTGTTGGGCATAGAACTCTCGTCTTTACCCTTATAGTATAGCACGGGAAACCCCCTGTGACAGGGGGCTTGTGCCACTTTCAATACAGTTTGCCGAACGGTCCAAAGCGTTTGCCCTTCTTGGCAGCGATGAATACCATATCAGTCATAAACTCATCTTTTTTCTTCTTTGGCATTGTTACCACAGCGTGAATAAACTTCATGCCCATCAGTTTACTAGTTGCAGCGTGAGGTTTAGTCAGGAAAACTGCACTTATATTACCCAGTGCAGTATCAGCATTACTTTCTCCCATCTCAACACCCTTACTCTTCAGTTTGTTGTATATTTTTTTATAGTCATCAAACTCTTTACTAAACTCTGCTGAGGTTTTGGGATACTTTTTATGATCATTTTCAAAATCAACCTTAGCATCTTTCAATAGCATCCCAACCATAGCAACTGGTGCCTTACCCATACGGGCAGATGATGCACCCTTCTCTGTAGGTTCAAACTTCAGGTTTGATACCTTACTAGTATCATTGCCCTGAATCTGGAAATTATAAACAGCGTTATTGCCCTCTACGATTGCACGAACAGCAAGAGATTGAAACTCCCCTTCACCCTTCAAAGAAAGATCACACTGAAACTCTTTAGTTTCATAGTTATATGTGTCAGTAAGACCAAGATCATCTACATTATACTTCTGCCACTTTGCAGTCTTACCACTAATCTTTTTGAGAGATACACCAACAACCTTCTCCTCATTAAACAACTTCCTAAGAACGGCATTCAATTCTAGAATAGTTTGAGAACCATTACCATCTACAGTCTCTTCAATAAGTGCTTTGACTGATCGTTCATTCTGAATCAACCAGATGTCTGCAGGGTTCCAATTATCTTTCTGTGATATACCAAATTTTTCTTTGATTAGGTTACTAATGTAACCCATGAATCCACCTTCCCTATTGAATTCATCAAACTTAGATGATGAGTATACCTCCAACATCTTCTTTTGTTGAGCATAGTATCCTTGAATCCACTCGTCACTGATACCAGGATATATTGCTTCCAACTCAGAATACTTTGGATCCTGCATGATGTCCTGCCACTTAGAATACTTTACATTATCCTGAAGTGCTCTTCTAAAAATCCAGGCAGATCCTAACTCCTGCATTCTAGTTGTCTTTGCATCTGCCGCACCACTACCTGCAGACTTCTTAGCAGATGCAATAAATTTTAGTCTATATCCTGCCGCTTCTGTTACGAATCCTTTTGGACCTATCTTCTCTCCAAAGTTGAGAGCGATTGCTTCCATCTCATCTTGATTTACTTTGAAACCCCATTGCTTACTTTTAGATCCAGTCCACATAGCGTCTGCATAGATTCCCATTTTACCTCTAGGAAGAGCAGCCAGCATTGCAGTGATGGTGGGTTTTAAATCTTTAGGTGCTTTCTTCTTTATACCCGCCTTGTCATTTAAGTTGTAAGAGGTTGCCATTCATCTTTCTATAGCGCCATTATTATTTAGCCTTGGCACTATCAATATAGTCTTTCTCAATCTGATATGGTTTCTCTTCTCCAGTCCACAGTTTATAACCCTGCACTATCTCTGGTAGTAACCACTGGTCCACCCGATAGCAATGCTTCCAGTTGACAGGATGAGAACAACTCACCACTACAACAGTAAAGAATGCTCGTAGGTGGATCCAGAGACTAAACATTACTCTTTAATATATCCGAAGTCTACCAGATACTTTCTAGTAAGAGCAGTAGGTTCGTAAACCTCCCACATTTTACCACCAGCACATGCTGCGAGAGCATTCATTGTCATGTTTTCGGTACGACCTGCCCACTGTGCTTCTGCTTCCCAAGGTACAGCAGACTCAGGGTAAGTGCGTTCTGCCAGCACACGCCAGATCATAGGAACTTCATCCTCTGGTTTGATGATAGCAATCAGACTATTATCAATCGTGCCTGCCATACAATCTTGTGCTGCATGCCATCCTTCATGACGCATAACCATCATCAGTGTACCAGGACGACCCATGTGTTTCTTGTTAAGGAAGAAGTTGTTACTCACAGTATGGTATACCCCACGATGTCCTTTGGGGAAATACTTCTCGTCAGCAAGGAATACATTCACACCAACTTGATTGAGTGAGTGTAGGATGTTATGGAACTCACCAGTGACGCCAGTGAATTCTTCAGTGTTAGCATACTTGTTTGAGATATCAAGCATAGAGTATACTTTCACTACATCATCAGTGCATTCACCAAGGAGCATACACCCCATAGCATGTGGTGTGTTGTAGTCTTCTTCGGTGATTGGTTCTGCTTGCACAGGAATAGCAATCGCTGCTACTACTGCTAGCAAACTCATAATAATGTTTTTCATCGGTCTCCTTCTTTACGGTTTTCTGAACGAGTAACTTCAAACTCACCACCAGGGTAACGAGCCATCAGTTTGTTCACATTCATCAGTGCAATCTCATCAAACGATGATCCAAGTGCCATCATTGCTTGAGCAATGTACCACATACAATCACCCAGTTCGGTCTTCATGTGGTCAATGTTATCTGCATCATAGGGTTTACCTTGAAACAAAATCTTCTTGACGATCTCAGTAAACTCACCTGCTTCTGCAGACAATCCCATGGCAGCAGTCATTAGACGTTGAACATCAGCACCGTTATCTTCAAGAGAACTAAAACGTTCTAGAAAAGAATCACTGAACTTTGTTGCATCAGAAGTAACTTCATCTACAAACTCGGTATACTTATCATAGTCTACCTTGGGAATTTCTGAAGTAATATTTTCTTCCTTGACTTCCACTTTTGCTTGGAATCCTTTAGACATAATTAGAAATTTAGTTTTGAAAGTTTACCTGTGTTGAACGTCTTAACCAGGTTAATCTGTTCTTCGTCACTACCGTGACCAGCGTCCACAATGTTGTTTTGAGCAGACTGCTCCACATCATACAGCCGCATCTTCGCTCTGTCAATACCCACGCAGAATCTCTTGTTGAGATTCACGTCATTGTATCTATTCTTCAACTGCTTGACCATAATCTGATTCATACCTTCAAGTTCCTCAGTACTAATAAGGGCAAACATAAGATCAGCAGTAGCAGGGAGACCAAAGGACTCTGAAGTGTCAGTAATGTCCACGTCAGTGCTACCATAACCAGAACGAGTGGTCTGCGTGGCAGAAAAGATAGGGATTTTTGTTTCAACAGCCAGTCCTCTAAGCTCTTCTGCAACAGACTTAATATAGCTATATGAATTGACAGTACCACCTTGCTTATATCTGCTGGAAGCACATATATTAAGGTAATCAATGAAAAGAATATCAGGTCTAAATGACTTCTTAAGTGCAAGCTCATTAATAAGGGCTCGGAAGTGTCCACTATGTGCAGCAGTAGTTGGGTACTCCTTAATTATAAGTGAACCCTCAGTCTTCTTAGACAGATTGTTAATCTTATTATCAAACATCACCTTGGGCAGAGATGTTAGATCCTGTATGTTGACGTTGAGAAGATTTGCATCAATACGCTCTGCGATCTTCTCCTCTGCCATTTCCAATGTGATATACAGTACGTTCTTGCCTTGTAGTAATGATGCAGCGGCGCAGTGACACATAAACAATGATTTACCCACGCCAGTGCCAGCAAGTGCCACATTAAGAGTCTTGTTAGGCACACCGCCTTTCGTAATTTTGTTGAAAAATTCCAGATCAAAGGGAATTTTCGCTTCAACTTCGTGATAGGAGTCATATCTTTCGTCGGAATCCGATATGTAATCGTGACCGATATGAGCGTCAAAAGAAACACCCAATGCCTCACTTAAAATATGAGGGATAGCACCTTTGTCACGATCTTTGTCTTGTCCGTCTGCAATCTTAATTGAAGCCATCAGTGCTAAGTAAATAGCACGTTCCTGACACCACTTTTCAGTAGTATCAAACAACCATTGCAAATTGGATTCTTCGTAAGATATATTGTCAACACAATTTCTGATGTCGCCAAACCCTTCATCAGTGAGATCGGTGCGATTCTCTAACTCAATGAATAGTACTTCTTTAGTGGCAAGACGGTTATATGTATTTATATATTTTTCAATCTCTTGAAAAATAATACGACAGTTCTTATCTACGAAATAGTCTTCTTCAATAAATGGGATGGCTTTACGACAGTAATCTTCAGTATAAAGTAGGTTGCTTACAATTAGCAATTCAGTGTTCATAGGTAGTGAAGATAGGATCCGACGATGTACTTTGGTTTTACCTTACATGGTTTGCCAATGTGGGGGTATTGCCATGTGGGAGGGAAGATTAGCAACTTACCCGTTTGTGGTTTGATGTGCTGATGCCAGCGAGGAAAGACTGTCTCCCCTGCTGATGGGTCATTGAGGTACAGGAAGAATGCGAGGTATCTACGAGAGGAGTTATAGTCTAGCACATCTACGTGCTCTTTGAACTGATCTGGTGACTTGGGTTGCACACATTTCTCACAAGGATCCTCAGACAGTTTAGATGGATTGTATTTTTTGATACGAAACTCTTCTAATGCAATGTCATTTTGGAACTGCCAGTC